TTATCTTTTCTAAATCTATTTTCATTTCAAAAAAATTTTCTGCAAAATTTTTTAGGATTAATTTTGAAACCTAGCAAGTATTTTCTGGTTATGATTATACAAAACTTGGCATAAAGGGTATACTTGTGGGACCCCTTACAACCTATACTTGTTTTATATTATTTTATTTATTTGGAATTTGCAATGGCTTTGGTACCTCTATGCGCGACGCCCGCAGGGCGTCGCGCTATATATAAACTAATCTAATAATACCATGTATGCTTTAGGATTTAATCTAGAAAACTTATCTAATCTTTTTTGCATTCGCTCCCCGTCACCCTGTATCTCAGCTAATTTTACTGCCATATATAATTTATATTCCTCATCAGTTAACATACATGATTGACCAGAATAAGGGTTAGTTGTTTTTATTTTTGCTTCCGCCATTTGTCGTCCTTTCTTAGTTTCTTGTCTAGTTCAAATAACTTCTGGTCGTAGTGTGATATCATTGCTGTGGATACAATCCATAACAATGCACCTAAACCAAAAACAAATAAACCAACAATTAATAATGTATTCATATTCCTATATTATCCTATCTGTTCATTATTGTCAATCTTAGTTATTTTAGTTGTAGTATATTTATGACCACCCCACCCCTCATGTTCTACCTTTTTGGGGTCCTCGATCGGTGTCTCTAGCGCCTCGCGTCTAGGGTGTAGATTAATAAATTGTTCCCAATGTGTAAATGCAAAATCATTCCAACAGCCTTGACTACAAAAATGAGACCATTGATTATTTGCGTTCCATTGGTTTTGAGGAATTTTTCTGGTCCTTAAAACCTTAGAACCTTTAGAGCCTCGTACCCTGTCTGTTGTAACATAGGTATGGCAACTCGGACCATGACACCACCTATATTCGCTCATATGTTCCTCACAATCTCATACAATAAAAGAGTTAATCCAACTGCTAAAATAATGGAAAGCCCTGTAGGGCTTTCCACAAATATTAAATTAAATAACTCAATCATGACGTTCCTTTAAAGTCATTGACCAAGTTGCCATTCTCCAACCCTCAACATCACAATCCCAATAAACGAAACATGGTTCGCCTTTCTTTGAGATAAAATATTTACCCTCTGCAAATATATTATCTGGGTGTGAATACTGACCCTTTCTAGTTATAAACTTTTTATGCTTCTTCGCATAATAAGTTATGTAAAATTTTTCTGGTATATTTATTTGTGTTTCTACTTTCATTATGTCCTTTCTGTTATAGGGGATAATATACTATTATCCCCTACAAGTCAATCTTTAATTTAAAGATTGTTCGTATTGTTTTCTAGCCAAGATTTTTTGTTCTCTTGTTTGCTTTTTGTTTTTCATACCTTTAATTAAATTTGCAAGGTTGCTAGGATTATAGATTGTTAAGCCAGTAGAGTTTGTTCTAATCAACTCTGCTTCTTCAACTTCTATTCCAAGTTCTTTTGCAAGTTCAATTCCCTCGCTTAAATATCTGTATGCTTTCAAACCGATCTTTAATTGTTCAGTTTGTTTGCTAATACTATCAATCCAAGTCTGGTGTGTTGCAACAACATTTGCTTTTGCAATTCGCCATTCTTCAAATTTTTGATATTCAGCTTTGGTACAAGCGATTGCTCTTGATCTACAATGTGAAGTTCCAATAACATCAAGATAAAAACTATTATTAAATTTAGAAGTTAAACCACTTCCATAGTCATCAGAATAACCACTTGACCTACCAAGAAATTTATTGTTTGCGTCAATGTGTTTTGTTCTGTGTGGGTTTTCATCTTTGCCAGATTGTTGAGCTATAATATCTGGATTGCAACCACCCTCTTTTAGTTCTTCTCTAAAATAAGCATGTGCAAAATGTTCACTCTCTCTATTGTTGCCATACTCATTACCATTGAGATTACCCCAAAGACCAAAATCAAAATGTGATTTAGTTTCTTTTGTATCGCCCTCATCATCAACATCTTCGTTATGTGAAAAATAAAAGCATTTATCTTTTGCAACCACATCACAAGGGTCGCCATACTTCTTTTTGAATTGTCGCAATATTGCAACATCTTCTTTTGGGTATGACCTTTCAACAACTTCTTTTGCAAGTTCAAAAGCTGATTTCTGTTGCAAGTTAAAATTCTCTCTTGCTTCCATAAATGCTTGTCTCTCTTGCGTGTCCTCTTTTTCAAAAACATCTTTAATCCGATTATAGAGTTTGTTTCTATACTCGGTGTTCATTCTTATTTTTGCTGACATAAAGTCCTTTCTGTTAGTTATTAATTATTTATAGGTTTATCCTATTGACAAATCTTTGTCAAGTATTATATTAAGTTAGGAATAGGGAAACCTCGTAAGATGAACCCTAGTGGTATCGGTCTAAGATAAGGTCGCCCTAGTCCTTTCTGTAATTTAGAATTATTCTAAGTTACGGGTTTAGAGGCGCTTGGAGTGAGGAAATAAACTCTATAGCATAGGTTGTAATGTCAAGTCAGAATGTCCCTCCAGCTAGCTAGGGGAGAGGGATCGCCTACGCGCACTTGCGCCCCTGATCCCTGATCTCTGGCAGTCGATAGGCTGTTAAGCCCTGGTGCACCGGTAAACAATTGCCGCTGGGCTTCAATCCAGAGATCTGGGATCAGTTGTGATTACAGGCGCAGCAATAAGCAGAAGCTGTAATTGAGAATGCTGCGTTGCGCGACAGCTGGTCTAATGCGGCCCGAGTGGTGTAGATTAAGCGGACAGAATTCTGACTACTGGCCAGCAAGCCGCAAGCTTCAAGCTTCCACCGAGAGAGTGAAAGAGTAAGATCTTAACTTGTACTGGGAGCTTCAAGCTACAAGCAGCGAGCGGCAAGCTTGACAGAAAGTTATATATAGGATAATAATATATTTATGAAAACATCAGAAGCTTTAAAATTAGTTGGAGGCCTAAGCAAACCTTCAAAGATGCCAGGATGGGCCTATGGTCTACCTGCCAAAGAATGCAAAACGGGCTCTAAGCTGGTGAAGGTAGAGGGCAGCACCTGCCATGGTTGCTACGCTCTAAAAGGTTGTTATGTGTTTAAAGTTGTACAAGAGGCACAATACCGAAGACTGGCAAGCGTCAAGCATGAACTATGGACCGCAGCGATGGCCTTATTAATTAATTCAAAAAAATCAAAATATTTTAGATGGCATGACTCAGGAGATGTACAGGACGAAGAGCACCTCCTGAAAATTTTCGCAGTATGTAAACTGACGCCGAGCGTCAAGCACTGGATGCCGACGCGGGAAGCATGGGTGAAGCGATTCCTGCCATTAAAACCACACAATTTAATTGTAAGATTCTCAGCTCCGATGGTGGACCAGGAAGCGCCAAGCAGCTGGCCGCATACGTCAACAGTTGTTACTTCAGGCAGGACCTGCCCGGCACCGACTCAAGACAACGAATGCAAAGATTGCAGGGCATGCTGGGATCCTTCGGTTAAAAACGTGGCATATGGACAACACTAATGTTTAGACACCCAAAGTATTACGCCGAGCTCAGGAAACGGAGACGCGAGCAGCAAGCTTCAAGCGTCAAGCCCCAAGCGACTCGAGCGTCAAGCGACAAGCCTCAAGCCCCGAGCAGCAAGCATCAAGCTTCAAGCCGCAAGCGACAAGCTCCCGAATAACTTTTCCTTCGTAAAGTTTCCAGAGACTAGTGTCGAGGGACTTTACTAGGATAAATGTATTGTCAGGGTGTTTCACATGGAACGCAATTTGATGTGGTGAGAAGCGTATTTTATTACCCTTTGTTACTTTCAGTTCAAGAGTAAAAAAGTGGCCATTAGCGTTGTAACCCAACAGGTCAGGAGTACCAAATACGCTAAGATTTTCAATCCTTGTCCAACTAATTTTGGGGGTATTTTTCTTAAGTTCATGCCACAATTTTTTCTCAGGTTTCAACGTAACTACAGCTTTTTAATTACCTTACCCATGTGCCATTGTGTTGGTTCTATTGTGATAGCAAGACGATGTGTTTCTCTTACACCTATCAATTTATTTTCCAAAAGTTGGATACCTTTAACATCATAAAACTCTCCGTTAGGCAACACAACTTGAACTCTTGCATTCTGTGCTACTTCACCTTGCATAAACTTATCTAGTGCCTGTCTTAATAACTTTCCTTGCATTCTTTGTTAGGGGCTTTCAGTCTCCCGTCCACCCCCGACTCCAATGGTTTTGTTCGAACTATTGTGTTCTACGTTATATTACGTTATAAGTCAATATGGGTTTACCAAAAAAATTAACAGAAATGCAAATTAAGTTTGCTCAACTACTTGTAACCAACGAAGGTAGAAAGACACCAACAGAGTGTGCTATCGAAGCTGGATACAACAAAGACAGAGCAACTATCACTGCATCAGAATTACAATCACCAAAAAGATATCCTTTGGTTGTAAAATATATTGGTGAAATCAGAGAGGAATATAACAAGAAATATGAAGTAGACTACAGCAGGCACATAGCCGAGCTGGGCAAGATAAGACAAGAAGCATTAAAAAAAGGTGCTTGGTCTGCTGCTGTAAATGCTGAAGTAGCAAGAGGTAAAGCAGCTGGTCTTTACATAGAACAAAAAATTATTCGTACCGGCAAGCTTGAAGATCTAACGTCTGAAGAACTAGAGAATCGAATGAAGATGATAATTGATGAGTATTCACCGATTCTTGAGGGTGTTGATGAAAAAGAACTAAAAGAACGAGTGCTGTCAAAACCAGAATCTCAAAAAGATTCATAATTTAATCTTCTCCATTTCTACAATACAGCCCATTGGAAATATATTTGTATCACTAAATACTTCATCCGTTGTGTCATAAGAACTAAATGTAATTAAGAACTTCTTTGTTTTCTTAAATACGTATGCTTGTGTAATCATCTTTGAAATAGGTAGTTTGTCCATCTCTTCTTTTGATTTATGACCTGCATCGCCGGTGATGTCTAACCACTTAATTGTATAAAAGTAATACTTCTTCTTGTTTATCAACGCGTGCTTGTATCTCTTTTTCCTTCTCATACCCTGTTCTATCACATTCTACATTTATAGATATAAATTTATCATTTAAGGAGTCGTCTCATCAAAATGAAAAAAATAAATGTAGAAATGTAGAAAAACATACTATTAGTCAATAATACCAACGGTTTCCGCTTCTACATTTCGTTCTACATTTTCTACATTTTTCGATGTTACGGCGAAATAATCCTTATTTGACGCGGAGTGCTTTCTACATTTTTGGAGCCGATTTATGGCCTCAGAGGCCTCTTTTACCTTATTTAGCCAGTCCCTCGCCACTCGATCTCGGTCTCCAGCTGCAGATTTGTAGAAACGAGCAGCCAAAATATCAGCTTCTCTACATTTTTTGTTTATAAAATTCACTAAGTCTCCAGAGCCATAGCCACTTGTATTGCCTAAATCTTGACCCATTTAGAACAAATTGTTGATAAAATAAATCCGGTGTACACATCATGATCACGGCTTGTTCAATATTAGTACCATAAATACAATCGTGGGCTGTAGCGTATGCAACACCTTGATAGTAATAATCTTCTATCCACTCTTCTCTTTTAGGCTTGTTAGATTGTTTAAAATCGATTATGCTTTCGCGCCCCTGATATACACCAACTAAGTCGGTCTGCCCGGCGTACAAACCAGGATAAGATAAAACCACTTCAGAGCCCCATATTTCATCAAGATTATCAAAACCCTTGTCGATGATCACAGCAGCCATTCGATGCGCTCCCTGACCCGTCTCTGTCATGTCTAGGATGTTGTTTCCGTTGATGTGATGTTCAAGAATACTATGCATAATAGAACCTCTATTAGCTGCCTCATTCTTGACACGTTCTGCCTCAATCTTGCCTTTTTTAGCTATCCACTTAGCCAAAGATGCTCGCTTCTCGTCGCTCTGTGTAGCTGCTAGTATCGTTGTAACAGATGGTAGTTTCTCGTTACCAACATCATAATGTCTCTGTCCGTCCTTCAACGAACGCACAGACTTCGGATACGTGAATCGTTTATTCCACTTCACGTTTACCTTTAAAAAATTCTCTACAATGTTCTAAATACTCTTCGTCAGAGTGTTCTTCAAATCTAACTATTTCCATCTCGTCAGGGGGGACATCGCGTCCGATACTCTCCCCATCACTGACGCCGAGCTTCGTCGCTACCCTTTCAGGTCGTTGCTTAGGTCCAGAGGAACGCAATTCTGCAGGACTTGTACCCCTATCTCGGTCACTTCTAAATTTTATTTTATGTTTAATTGACATAATGATTCACTATTTCTAACAGCTTTTCTTGTTTAGTTATAGCAAAAGGTGCTATGCACTTTGCTATTTCGTATGCTTGTCTATGACTTACATTCCATCGATACTGATCTCTCCAATGCGCTTTTGATGATGGAGATTTATTTTTAACTCTAATATTCACACTTCCAAGACCTGTAATTTTTTTTACATGTTCAATTGTTTCTTTATCTGTCATGGCTATATCTAACGTGCAAGTTAAACAATGATAACCTTTAGGTCTACCTTTCTTTTTTGCTCTGTATCTACGATGAAACTGCACACAACCCTCACCATCAAACAATCCAGCTAAATATATTGCATCATCTCTTGTCACGAACTCTACCATCTCTATCTCTGATTCTATCAGGCCATCTAAGATCTA